GGGATCTCAAAAAAGGGTCACGAGTATCTGTGGGTGCGATATGAGGACGCCGTGTCGAGCAACTCGCTGCTGAAAAAGCCAAGGGCGGTGTACGTCAACAAGGTCTACAAAGACTCGAACTTCTCGGCCCTCGGCATCGGAACAAGCTGATGGCACGCCCAGACGGACGCCTAGAGCCGGGCCAGCCGCTACGCGGGGCGATCAGTGCCCGTGCGTGGAATCGTGCGCAGGACGCCGCCGACCTGGTGCTGGGTGCCAATCCCGGCACGGAAGGCGTGCCCGGCTCGCCGGTGCTCAAGCCGTACACATGGTGCTACGCAAAGGCGTCCACCACCGTGGCACGCTGGGGCGTACTGGCGATCACGGGAGTCGAGATCACGCCTACGTCGTCGGCAGGCGGTGCTACGGCGTCGTTCGAGGAGATGCCCGTCTTGCAGGGCGGCACGCCGTCAGCGACCACGACAGCGTGGTGCGTAGCCGTGGAGCCGATCGAGAGCGGGAAGATCGGCAAGGTGGCTGTGGGCGGCGTGGTGCAGTGCAAGGTGACGGTAGATAAGGCTGATGACAAGTTCGTGGCGTGTTCCAGCGGTGGGCTTATCACGGGCACGACCGGCGAGGGGCTGATTTTGTGGAAGGAAAGCGGCACGGGCAGCGGCAAGTGGGCGCTGGTGCGGCTAGCTGGCGGCGGTGGTGGTGATGGTGGAATCAAGCGTGGGACGTTCTCGGCACCGTGGGCGAAGGGTAGCACCAAGACCGTCACGGACGCCGTGACCAGCGGCACGACCTACTCTAACGTCAAGAACTACTTCGCCGCCGTGAGCGGCAGCGGCACCAAGGCTTGTGCTATCGCTTACGTTGGCACCGAGTGGATCTTAATCGCTGCGGAGTGCTGACACATGGCGATGCTAGGCGGAGAGTGCTCGTCGTGCTGCGAAGGACTATGCTTGCCTTTGCGAGACCGAGCCACGATCACATTGTCAGGGCTTCCAACGTCGTGCACTGCTGGCAGTCTTTTTAACCGAGAGTTAGGCGACGATAACTGTTCGTACCCTCTTTTTCGCATTAGAAGCGGCAACAACCAAAACGTCTGCAAGTATGCAACAGTTTGGCACAGCAGGGACAATAGGTGGATAAACTTTGCCGCGTACGGCGCAAATAGAATTGTCCTGGACGTTGCAAACGAGTCGCTCCTGTTAGTTGCGGAAACAGTGTATGTGGTATTTACGCCGCCGCCCGGCAAGAGTTTCCGTGATTTTCCTTTCGACGATGTTCTTGTGTGTGCCAGCGCATACTCAGGCAATCCGGCGACGTGCCCGCAGGACGCTTTTTCAAACGTGCGAGTCGTAATAGATGACAGCACGGCCGCCTATGTGCCTTTTATCTGCCCGCAAGATGCGAGCGGCAACATTGTAGGAAATAGTGAAACGTGCTCGTGCGTGCCAGGCATAGACACTAGAAAGGTAAACCAGCTAGCAGAATCCGGTCTAGTCAGAACAGCGCAGCAAATTGTGCCTATTTACTCATGCGCCCCATGCGACGGCAATAACTATTCGATACAAACGACCACGACAACATACAAGCCGCCTCCGTGCTCGTCAGATGAAAAGAGCAACTGCATAGAATCCGTGACAACCGCATCCTCGCGGCCTGATTTGAACGTGAATGTGTCGTTTGGCGACCACGGCGTCGACTTTATAAACAGCAACTTTGGATGGCAGCCGTATTCGTATTCCCTGCTATCCGGCAGCTATGCGTTGAAATGGACGAATAGCGCATACATTGGGAACGGGAATTTTTTTGGCTTGTCCTTTCCTGACTGGCAGCTTACCGACATTGACTCCAGCGGCGCTGGCAATCCGTCTTACGGCAGTGGAACCATGGGCTGGCAAAATGAGAACCAGCCAGCGGAGCAAGGCTGGAAGATTGACTACCGAAAGCAACATCCAAGTAACTGGAATACTCTGGGCATGATTCTTGTCGTTGCGCCAGTAAAAACAACAACAGTGATTGATAAAGCGGGCAAGTCCATAGTTTCTACGCCATGTGGTTTCGGGCAGATTGCATACCAAATAAAGCTGGCTGTTTTTAGAAGACCGGTTGCTTTCGGAGTGGACTCGGACTATGTCTACTGGAACTGGGATTTTTCTTGCTACGCAAACGTCAGCTGCCGAAACCGTGTGTGTGGCGACGTGCCTTCTGTGTCGCTCAACTCAACCGAGAAAGTTTTCGTGCCGCTATCTGGGGTTTGGTACAGCCCTAGGGGAAAGCTAGGTCAGGTGTCTGTAAGTATTTCCTCTTAAAGGTGGCGAGTGGCTGTGAAATACTGTTCGTATGAAAGCGGGCTGTGTAAATGGTGCGGGCATCGCACGCCCGTTGAGGGGCTTATAAGGGAGTGCGGGCACATTGCTTACGATCCGCCTTTGCAGCCATCCTGGCCCGACCTCGCCCGCACCGACGCTCCCTCGTTCTTGACCAAGATCAAGAACTTCGCCAGCGCCGCCGTCTCGCACGTCGCGGCAGGCATGCCCATGTGCTCGGACGCCGAGATCATCCGACGCCACGACATCTGCCTGAAGTGCGAGCATCTCAAGGACAACGCCTGCCAACTGTGCGGCTGCCCTGTGGCACGGGCGGCGGGGTATGTGAGCAAGTTGTCGTGGGCCGACCAGGAGTGCCCGGCGGGCAAGTGGGGCAAGGTCACGCCGTCCGCTTGACAGTGCTGCCACGCTAGGTGGCATGGGACGCCAGCGAGCCAAGCCACAACCCGAGGCGGTGATCTTGCCGCCCGAGCTTGACGACGACGAAGAGCACTCCGGCGGCGGCATCCCAGACGATGACGGGTGGATCAACCTGCGCAAAAAGGAGGGAACTCGTGACGACGAAAAGCCGAAGCGGCGGGCTGCTCGAAGACGTCCGCAGAGAGATGTCTGAGGTGCGGCATGGTCCGTCCTGCTGGTGGGATCGAGTAGATCCCAAGCACCTCGACGAACTGCAAGCACTCAAGCGTGCGTGGCAGTCCGGCGAGCTTGGCACGCGCAAAAAGACGTTGGCCCGTTCGATCTCAAACAACATGCGTGCTCGTGGGATTTCCAACGTCGGCACGCAGGGGGTGCTTGCATGGCTCGAAAAAGCCTGAGAGACGATGTCGCAGCAGACGTAGCAGCTGCGTCACGCTTGGCGACTGACGCAGAGATTGCACGCCTACGCAGCGAACTGGCTGACGCAAAGGGACGCTACAAGGCGGCCCTGCAAGCCATTGACGCCGAGCGTGCGAGAGCCGACACAATCGCCGGGCTGACCGGCATTGAGGCTGTACGGCGGAATGGCGTACCAAAAACGGTACGCAAGAAGCACGACGCCACGATGGTCGTTCTGCTTTCGGACATCCACGCCGAAGAGCGTGTCGATCCCGACACAGTCAACGGGCTGAATGACTACAGCCTGGACGTGTGCGACCAGCGGATGAGCGAACTGATGGAACGCTTCGCTGTGCTGCTTGAGCATGAGCGACGCCTGGCGAAGATCGACCGTGTCGTTGTCTGGCTCGGTGGCGACTTCATCAGTGGGCACATCCACGACGACACGGCAGAGCTTGCACAGTTGGCACCGCTCACGGCTACCCGATGGATTGGTGCCCGGCTGCGTGGCTTTCTTGACGCCGTGTCAGAAAACGCACGAGAGGTGATCGTCGCCACAAACAGCGGCAACCACGGGCGAAGCACCGAAAAGCTACGCATCGGCACTGAGCTAGAGCATTCGTTTGAGCAGAATCTATACCTGACGATGGCAGCGGCAGAGAGCCGCAAGAATGTCCGTTGGCAGGTGGGCACCGGGTATCTGAACTATCTCGACCTTGACGGGTTCTTGATTCGCTTTCATCACGGGCACGCCATCAAGTACGGCGGCGGCATCGGCGGAATCACGATCCCGACCAACAAAGCTATCGCAGCGTGGGACGCCGTGAAGCGTGCGGACCTGACGTGCTTCGGGCACTGGCACCAGTTCCAGTGGTTGCGGGCTGGTCGCTACGTCGCCAACGGCAGCGTCATCGGGCACTCGGCATACGCCACGAGAATCAAGGCGGCATACGAGCCACCGTGCCAAGCGTGCATCGTCATCGACCACGGACGCCACGAGGTGACGAAAGCCATGCCGATCTACTGCGACCGTGACCTGCGGACGCAGAAGGCTTGACGCATGGAATACGAATTGACTGACGAGTATCTAGCCGAGGCACGCCAGCGAGCGTATCGCTATCAGGGGCAGTGGTGCGGCACAACAGGGTCTATCGCTGCCGACTGCGCAAGATTGCTAATCGAAAGGAAAAAGATGCAAGGATTTATTACAGAACTTGAGGCGACCAACGCACAACTGCGGGCAGCGGTAGAGACTCGCCTAGCTGGCGGCTGCTGCGACGGTGGCAAGTGCCACGCCAAGGAAGACGACGCACCGGAGCGTTGGCGTGAGATCACGCAGGCCAGCGCCGAGAAGTACCACGCCGAGCGAGAAGAGCAGATCCCGGCGGATTGGATTCTTCAGGGACAGCGAGAGATGGAAGCGGCACCGGACGACATCCGGTGGAGCGGCGATTCGATCTTGGCACAGCCAGCCGACGACATCCGGCCCGGCACTACAGCCAAGTTTGGCACGGGTGCCGTACGCTCGTCCGACGTTGAGCAGTTTCGGTATGACCTTGTCTCTCCAATCGGCCTGCGAGAAGTCGCCCGTGCGTGCGCCGAGGGCGCTGAGAAGTACGGCGATTGGAACTGGGAGAAGGGCATGCCCGTGCATGACCTGCTGAACCACGTCATCGCACACATCTACAAGTTCCTCGGCGGCGACAGAAGCGAACCGCACCTCGGGCACGCTGCGTGGGGAATGCTGGCTGCAATCCACTCGCAGGAGCTTTGGCCGCACCTCAACGACGGAAAGCTGCGTGGCGACGGCTGCAAGGCACCGGACGCTGAACGCTTGTGATCCTGCCTTGTGGGGGATATAAATAGCGAGTCCCGGCGAGTGCTTCAACATTCGCCAGGACTCTGACCACCACGCCTACGCAAATAGGAGAGTTGGCTATGTCTGACTGTAACAAGTCGTCAAAGCGGCGCGCAAATGAAACGCCGCAGCAACGAGAAAAGCGACTTGCGTATCACAGAGAGTGGATGCGTCGCTTTCGATTGGCGCACCCTGAAAAGTCCAAGCAACCCAACGCTGCATGGCGAGAGCGAAATGCAGTCCTAGTAAGAGAGAAGTCCAGGGCGCGATATTTGGCGAAACGAGACGAAATCATTGCGCGGGTGTGCGCTTACGCAAAGCGAAATCGTGAAAAGATCAACGCAAGAAATCGCGCTCGCGTGGCGGAAGATCCCGCTAAAGCCCGCGACTTGCAGAGAGCCACCTATCTAAGATGCAGAGAAAACGATAAGGCGAGAAGGGGCGCGAAGAGACGCGAACTGGCTGCGTACATGAGACACAAGCGGGCATCCGATCCGTGTTTTCTTATTGCCGACAGACTTCGCCGCAGAATCAACGGTGCTCTTTCTCGCCAGTCTGCTGGTAAATGTGCCGGGCTGGTGGATGTTGCTGGCTGCTCGCTCGCTGACCTTGTGTCGCACATCACGCGACAATTTGTTGACGGCATGTCTTGGGAAAACAGGTCTCTTTGGCACATTGACCACATAATTCCATGCAGCGCCTTTAACTTGACTGATCCAGAGCAACAGCGTGTCGCATTTCATTACACCAACCTTCGCCCGGCATGGTCGGCGGACAATTTGCGAAAGCAAGCAAAAATCCCAGGCGGTCAGTTGCAGTTGTTTTGGGACGAATCCCACGTTTCTAGGGCTGCCGGGCGGCTAGCAAGCCGAGCCAGTCACACCCGGTCACTGTAGCCGCCCAGCCGCCCTAGTCTGGCGGCATGGTCACTGACGCACCGCTTGCTGCCGCACACCCTTTCCTCGACATCGAGCACAAGGTGAGTGCGTTCCTGACCACCTCTAAAGTGCTTGCCCGTGACGGTCTGACGTGGAGTGAGTTCGGCTCTCTGCTGGTCGCTTTGCTGCGGCTGTGTGTCGAGACGCTGGACGCCACGACGTCGATCTCCGGGCCGGAGAAGAAGGCTATCGCACTCGCTGCGGTAGCGTCGCTCTTCGACATGATTGCCGTGTCGTGCCTGCCGCTCGTGGCGTGGCCGTTCTGGGCGGTCCTGCGTCCTGCCCTGCGGGCGTTCGTGCTCGCCCTTGCATCTGGTGCCATTGAATCCTTACTGCCTCTTGTGAGGGCTTCAGCGTGATCACAGCTCTACTCGTGGCGTTCGCCGTCTATCTGCTCGCCGGTCAGCAGATCACCGAGAAGGCGAAGGCGTTCATCGCTACGGCAAAGATGCCGACGATCGACGGCAAGCACGTCGCCGTGTTGGCGTTGCTCGTGGCTGCGGCGATTGCGTTCATGCCGAGCCGCTCGAACACGCCGACGCCTGCACCGGCACCAGTGCCGCCGGATGCGTTTACGCTGCGTGGCAAGTTCGTTGGGCCGCAGGCGGCAAGCGACGCTGCCACGCTGTCGGCTCTGTGCGACGAACTAGCGTCGTGCATCGAGTACGACGGCACGCACGACCAACGGCTGAAGACGGGCGTGGCCTTTGACGAACTGCGTATCGCCGCCCGTGAGGCTCGCTGCAAGGGCGACAGCATCGGTGCTCGCCAGCCGCACGTCAGGGAAGCCGTGCACAAGTTCTTTGACGACGCCGTTGGTGCTTCCGGCGGTCCTGTGACGCCAGAGAGCAGGGCGGCGTGGGTGTCGGCACTTCGTGACCTTGCGAGGGCTGCTGCCGATGTCACGAAGTAGCCGCTGGTCTATCGGTGCCGTGGGATTCGTCATCGTCATGGCGATTTTGGGTGCGCTCGTGGA